CTACGCTTCCTGTAGGCAATGGTGGTGTTGGACCAAAAGTAATTTCATCTTTTCTTCTGTATGGTATATATCTCGCAGGACCATAGTCTGTTGGTGCTTGACCAATTGGGTGCATTATAGGTGGCAATGTAGCTAAACTATTCCTGTCTACCCTAGAATCTCTTTCAACCTTAACTTGATTTTGTATACCTCTGAGCAAGTCAGGGGCAGTAATACTATCATATAATCTTTTTGAATCTTCAGAAAACTTAGTTACAATAACAGGATAATCTTCGTATCCGTTGAGCAACTCAAATAAAGCATATGGCTTTACCTCATCATTACCCTTGAAGTCTTTATGGAATATGGTGTAGTATATACCTTCTGAGCCATCTTCTTGGTCTATTAATCTTTGGTATCCACATATGAGCTCAATTAAATCTTCTGCTTTGTATCCGTAATCTGAAAGCATATCACTTCGGTTGCCTTCTTGTTGTCTTTCAATGTCGTATGTGTCAGTACCCCTGTAGTTTTCTATCATCTCTGCTACGAAGTTTTCGTCCCAACCATCTGTTTTTACTTTTTGTTCGAGTTCCTGTGGTGTGTAGTAATGCCTAGAAAAACAATATGGTGCTTTCTGTGGGTCTGTTACATAAGATGGAAAAAAGAAATCAAAGTCAGGAGCTTGTGTAGTTACGGTTGGTGCATTGACTTGTCGTCGCACTAGTGGTAACATAGCTTCCCCGGTCTTCTTTAAATCTTTCATTGCAGCTTTAGCACGTTTCTTTGATAGAGATGGAAATATTTGAGATAGTAATGTTAGAAACTCGTCTTCATACAATCCCTCTTTTATCATTTCACTTATAGATGGGTCTATTTGTGCTATCTGCTCTAACGTAAGTTTCTGTAAAAACTTTCTATCTTCTCTTTGCCACCCCACGTGTGTAATCAATATACCACGCTCTAATAAATAGTTAGCACCCAATTCCATTTCTTTTTCAAAACGATTAATATAACCTGATGTTATAAACCATTTTAAAAAACTAGATACTACCTTAGAACGAGCAATGTCGCCTACCTCTACAGGAAAAGCTCTAATGTTCGACCTAGACAAAGCAGACATCAAAAGTGCAACCAAACGTTGTATTCTTTCGTCAATGACGTGTGCTTCCATATCGGACGCACCTTCCCAAGGAAACGAGTCTGCTCCGTGTTTTCTGTGGTCACGACTTTTGCCCGCCCAATGATTTCTTCGATTGTCATAAGAATCTCTGCATAAATCAAAATAAGGCTCTAATTCAAGCACAGTAGATTCGTATGCTTTTCTTAGATAATTGACGCTTGGTTCTTTTTTGACATAAGTTAACTCTTCAGTAATGTCTTGTTCTGCCATATTTTAATATTGTATCACGGTAATCAATAGATTTTTGGTTTTACTGTTTCGTAAGTCTCATCATCTATTTGTTTAATGTCAACAAATCTTCCTTTGTAATTTCCTCCAACTTGTATTCGATTTAATCTAACCTTAACTACACCAAATTTTTCTGGTATGTGTACCATCATAAATTTTGGGTTAGGGCACATATTTCGTACTCTTCCCCTGTATACTGATGTTTCTACATTTTTTATTGGTATGTTTGCTTCAAGTGTTTCTTGACCCATTTCATCTATCCAAGTATTTTTACCTCGTCCCGTAATATTTTCCTCTTTCAGAAGGTGTGTCGCAAAAGTCATCAATTCATCAAATGTAATATTGAAGTCTTTTGCTAACTGTGTTGCTCGTAATTTAGCCACGTTAATAACCTCCCTTTGTTGTTCTAGTTGTTTGTAAGTCCCTTGATTTAATGTGTTTAGGACCTTCGCCACAATTTGACATTCTTAAATATCTAATAACGTCAAAAAAATCTTTGAGTGCCTCATCTGCTTTTCCGTTTGAACCATAGTTAATTAATGATTCTATGAGGTTCTGACACTCTTCGTGTATATAGCATTGAGGTTTATTTGCTGAATCTATCTCTAGGTTTGGATTATAATTAAACCACTCGTCTAAAGCATTTATACCCATCTCTTCATTGCGACCATCACTAGCCATAAAGACCATACCGAAGTCATCAAAAGATGTAAACAAGTCTTCATTGTTTTCGTTTTCTTTTGCAAAGAACCTAGAGTCACCTATTCTTTCAAATATTTTTATTTGGAGCTCATCCTCAATCTCTTTGAACATATTAGCGTAACCCTCTACGTTTAACCCTATCTTCTTAGACGCTGGTCCGTATCTCCACTTTGGGTCTCCAAATAGAGCCCACTCACCGTACGTAGCCCGGTCAGGAAACTCTTTACGTATATAGATGATATCATCTTCATCTACTGCTGCCCATATTGCAGTATAGTTTCTAGCACCTGCTGGGTCTACTACCATATAACAAGTAAATCTATCTGTCTCGCTAATATCAGGAAAAGTCATACCATACCTGTTTGGTGTATCTCCTAATACATTAACCTCTGTGTTAAATAGAGGTAAAAGTGTAGTCATTGACTTAACTGGCACACCATATGCTCTAACTAGTATTTCTTCTTTTGGTCTGCCCTCTAAGTCTTTTGCTATACGTTCGTAACCACCAAATGGATTTTCATCTGTGTGCATATAAACAATAGAAGCATCTCTTGCTGGGCTGTATTGCTTGATAGGCAAAGGTTTACTATCTAACAGTATTGCTTGTCTTGTTTCTAGAGTTTGTGCTCCTTTGAGATACTCAGATATAAAAGGCGTGTATCCATCTATTGGTGTAAACCCTATAATAAGTTTTGAGTTCCGCGTAGCCAATCTAAACCGCAAAGTGTTTACCAAAGTTGAATCACCTAAGTATTCATCTAACCACGCTCCTATATTCAAAGCCCTTGGGTCTTTGTAGCCAAATTCAAAACCTTCTAGAATTGTTTGGTTATTTGTAAACTGCGTGTAAGTTTTGAAATCTACCCTTGTTTTAGTATCAGGAAAAATGAACGAACTACCAGTAAAACCATTTTGCATCGAATAATTTATATACCCTTCTATACCTTTTGTTTTCTTACGAAACTCTTTGGGCATCATCTCCCATATAGCTGCTTGTTGCACCTTAACAGATGTATCTGCATTTTGAGAGAAGCATACCAAATGACCATTCATATTGCTGATTACGCTTTGCATTATTATTTTGGCACACCCTGTTGTCTTACCACTACGATTACCACCTAGTGTTAAACATTCATTTTGTTCTTTGAGGCTAACTCTTATCCTATCCCATCCTATGAGGTCGAAACCATACTTTAATGGGTCTTCTTGTGCTGCTTTAATACGTCCCTCGTGGGCATCGTGTAGTTGTTTGAGTAAAGATTGGTCGTTTTCTGCTAACAACACTATCTCTTCATCGGTAGGAGCTACTAACAATGGGTGGGGTGTAAACTTGAGCTCCATCTATTCTTCTTTTTTACTTTTTTCTACAACCACTTGTCTGCAAGCCATAAACAAACAACCAAATATAATAAAAAACCAAAAACCAAAATAAACCGCTATAGTGCTATCTGTCATATTTTTATTCTTCTTCTTCTTCTTCTACGTCTACGTAGTCTTTGTTCATTTCAACAATAGCTTCACTACACAACATCTTACCCTCGTAATAACTACTTACTTGATAACCCAATATGCCCTCAGAATCTAATACAACTATTGCATACGTATCGTAAAACTCACCTAGGGTACACGTCGCTCTTTCTAGAGCTTCATCCTGTAATTTATTTAATGTATAATCATCCTCTTCAGGAAATTCATTGCTAGTTGCTGATGCCATCTTCTATTATCTCCGCTTTTTTTATTTGTTTAATTCTGTCGAGTGCTGCTTTTTTAGTTTGCTCGTAGTCTTCTTGAGTATACACTACCCTGTCTTCTGATATCTGCGTAGCCTCACCACGTGCAGTCAATGCCTCTCTAGATGAATTAGCCATTGCTATAGATAAATCCTTGAGGTCTTTCATTCCTACCTCGATGCTACCACTATCAATCCTTTGTCTTATCTGTGATATCACATCCTCAGTTAACGATGACATATTAATATAATTACGTGCTGCTAACTTACCACCGAGCTCGCGGAACTTGTTCTTAAAGTCAGAGTAGTCTACCAATGTATGTATAATAGTCTCTCTGTCTATCTTATGCTTCTTTACCATCTGAGTCTGAGATACACCCACAGCAAACAAATAAAGTATCTTAGCAACCTTCTCTGGGTCGTGACGTGATAAAGATTTTATCTTAGCTATCTCTTTCTGCGTAGACACGTCTTGTATCGCAAGCCTGATGCTGTCCATAAGCTTGTCCTTGTCAGCATTTGATTTCCCCATATGGTAAAACCTATACCTGTTATATATATATGTAAAGTATTAAATATAAGTATAGGTGTTACCAAAACGGAATATGGCTATTATAGGGGCTATCAAGAGATAATTTTTTTAAACCCTAGTTTATTCATAGCAATAATTTTTAACAGAAACTTGTTTGCCCCCGCCCCCCTGTGTGCAAAAAACAAAAAAATACGTTTATTTTATTAGATGATATCACGTAATAAATAATTAACCGTCAGGAGAAAATTAAAATCAATCAGGAGAAACTTTGTTAGCTCGCGTTTTTCATAGAAAATATATTCATTTTTTCAATTATTAGTCGGACGCGGTTTTTTTTCGGCTAGAATCAATACATCTCCATAAACGAACATAAACACGCCTACAAGGGCTTTTACCAGCATAGGGTAAGCCTTACCCTTCAAATGATATCATACACGCCTTAAAACGCCTTTAAACGCTTTATGGGGTATGTATTGAGTTGGGGTTGTATGCAATAAACGAACGACGTTTGCTTATATGGCTTTAATTGAATTGCATTCGACGTTGGGTATTCATACCAAAAAAAACCGCCACGTAATGGACGTGACGGCTTTTGTTTTTAGTTGGGTGATTAGTTTATACTTTTGTCTTTTCTAACGTATGTTGAACGACGCGTTTAGCTAATCCAATTGCGGACGTGTCGATGTAAGATTTTGTAAAATATCCGTTACAATATTTTCTTACTTTTTCAACGTCGGATTCGTTCGGAATACAACACGCGATTAAATCAATTTTTTGTTCGCGATATTCTTTTTCGTTAACAATATTTCCTGTCAAAAAACCGTCGGTAAATAATAAAACAACGTCGGAATTTTTAACCATTGGAAAAAACCTTTTTAGGTTATTGTCTAATGCTTCGTGCGAACCATTTGTTCGAATAGACATTATATCATTTATTGAATGATTTTTTAATAAATAACCGTAACCGTCTTTAGAATAAATCGGATTAAAGTTAATAAGATTTTGTTCACTCAATATTTGAAAAGCGGAGACAAATTCACGTCCACCGTTTGCCGTCCACGTGTCACGCATTGAACCGCTAAAATCAATCAACATTGTAATCGTTGGTTTACCTTTTGTTGATGATATCATTTTAAACATTTGCTCGCAACGTACTATCGCGTTTTTCAAATGTAAACGCGAACCGCGTGTTGAAACTTTACCGCGAACACGTCCGAATTTTTTGATTAATGGACGTAATGAATTTGCGATTGTTTTTGAATAGCGAACGTTCGAATCGTCGACGTGATTTGTTGACGTAATGTCACTCCATTCACAATTGTTAGAACAACCGTCATCGTACTGTTTCGCGTATTGTTTTGATTGAATCTTTTTTGCGTTTTTA